CCCAGAGACTCTCACAGAGTCTTTGGGTTCTTATATTTCTTTTGGTAACCGACAAACCGACAACAGGCACTGGCAGGTTTCTTTTGGTAACCGACAACAGGCACTTTCGGGTTCTTGCAGGTTCTTACACTATCCGTAGGGACTTCAACTTAGTGTCGAGTTCCTCATCAGACAAAGCATCAGTTCCTATCTCTTCAATTTGAAGCTCTCGGCGCTGTAACTTAGGCTGTTCGTACTCTGCAACTTTAGCTGCAAGATCACTAGCAGTATCAAAGTCTTCATTATCTAACGCTTTAAACATGAGTATCTTCAGAACATCTAAGGAGTTCATCTCAATATGATCGAGTACATCTTCCTTATATTTCCTCCAATCACGCATACTCATTTTAAGGGATTGCCTAGCATCACTAGATGCCTTACGGGATGCCGCAGATTTTAGCTGCATCTCTTTAGCATTCTCCTTAGTAAACGATGGGGCTAAATTTTTAAGACTATTAGGATGAATTACTTTAGTCATATTAATTACCTCTTATAGTACTAAATGAATTCGACCACAGGGGTCGAATTTTTAAAGAGAGTATATCTCTCCTCCTATAAGGAACTTAGAGAAAGGACATTAAATGTCAGACGTAGTAAAAGAACCATCACATTACACAATGTGGAAAATAGAACCTATAACATTCATAATGGATAACCATTTACCTTTTCATACTGGAAATATAATTAAGTATGCTATGAGGGCAGGTTACAAGATCTATGATGGTGAGGACGAAATCGGGTCAGAGATAACAGATCTTAGAAAAGTTATGAGATATGCAGAGATGCGTATAGAACAACTTGATAGAGCCATGAAAAATTATATCTGATGGGTAAATTTAAAACAATAGAAACAGAAATCGATGAGATTATTAGAGATGTCTACTTTTTAGGTGACTTTAGTACTCCATTAGAATTTAAACAAATCGTATATGCAAAATGTAATGATAAAAATATAAATGAAACTTACAGGGGTCATGTAGATAAACGAGTATATGAGGTATTGTATGAGTTGGATTAAAGACGTAGCAGAAAGCATACGAAGACGAGCTAATATGAATGCAACAATCAGAGAATTACATCAGTTAAGTGACGCTGAACTGAAAGATGTTGGTATTCCTAGGGGTCAAATAGAAGAAGTTGCAAGAGGAATCATTGATTTTCACAGATTAGTAAGGGATAATCCAAAAAGTAAGGAAAATAAATAATGTGGATACTGATGTGGATGCAACTGTTATCAGGATTACAAGTAGAACACTACCAATTAGGATCTTTTACAAAGGAAGATCAATGTAAGATGGCAGAATCTCGTGCTCAAGTAATGAAACAGAACAATGGCACAGCTATCTTTTGTGTAAAAGTAGATATAGAAAGGTTTATAAATGATAATAGCGACTTATATTGACCACATGGGAACTGATCTGTCAGTAGTTAATGCTGCAAGGGTTAGTTTCGGCAAGAAAAGTACGTGGGAGGGTCAAGAAGATGGACTGTATGATGGCAAAGGTGGCAGAGGTGTACTAGCACCTCGTGATAAGAAACTAATAGCGTACCTTGCAAAACATAAACATATGTCACCTTTTGGTCATGCCTTTGCATCATTCCATGTGAAAGCCCCCATTGCAGTGGCAAGACAACTTGTTAAACATAAATTCTTAAGGTGGAATGAGATCAGCCGCAGGTATGTAGACAATGAGCCTGAGTTCTATGAACCTGTTGACTTCAGGAGTAAATCATTAGATAAGAAACAAGGATCTGATGAGAGCATAGAAGACCAACACATGATCAAAGAAGTTGTTAGGCACCAAGGTATAGAATCTGCTAAACAATACAAGTACTTACTGGCTATGGGTGTCTGTGAGGAACAAGCTAGGTTTGTGCTGCCTGTTAACACTCTTACCGAATGGTACTGGTCTGGTAGTATTGATGCCTTTGCAGATATGTGCAGACTTCGTGTAGCCCCTGACACACAAGAGGAAACACGACAAGTTGCTGAACAGATCGACACAATAATGTATGAACTATTCCCAACATCTTGGTATGAATTGATGATGGTCAAATGAGTATGGTTGGGGAGATAGAGAATCTGCAACGTGAGATAGATAACAAAGAAGAAGAACTCTTTGCAATCAGTAAAGAACTAACAGATTTAGAAGACAAACTGGAAGAATTACAATCAGTAGTTAATAAAATAAACGATCCAATAACGGATATAGATGTAAAGGGGTTCAAATAATGTATGAAATATATAGCATAGCTAACTGTCCATTCTGCGATAAGGCAAAAGAACTTCTTAGAGAAACAGGTAAGGGCTTTACCGAATATGCTATAGATCTCCAACCCGAAACTGGGAAACGTATAATGAAAAGATCTTTAATGAATACTGTACCTATCATTTACTACAAAGATGATTTAGTTGGTGGGTATAATGACTTAAAGATGTACTTAAACAAATAAGAAAGGACGCATCATGCGCCTATGTTATGATATAGAATGTAATGGTCTAACTCCAGACACTATCTGGATGATCGTTGCACAAAACCTAGACACTAATCAGATCTACAAGTTCTCTGATCACGATAACCTACATGGTTCTATCGCTGATGGGGCTGCACTCTTACAGAACGCAGAGCTTCTAGTAGGCCATAACATTATTGGTTTTGATAATGTGGTAGTAGATAAGCTATGTGGCACTACCCTCAATGAGAAACGCTTACACGATACGTGGGTTATGTCTCAGGTATTACGTTACAAGCGTAACCACAAGCATGGATTAGCAGGTTGGGGTGAAAGCCTTGGCAACAGTAAGATAACCTATGAGGATGGGTGGGATGCATACTCAAGAGAGATGCTGCGTTATTGTGTACAAGATGTTAAAGTTAATGTTGATGTGTACAATGAACTCACTCAAGAGTACAAGAAGGTAGCTAAGTTTAACCCAAAGATTAAATTGGGTATGCAAGCTGAACATGAAACAGCTAAGTTCAATGCCTTCTGTAAAAACAATGGCTGGTACTTTGACATGGAGGAAGCTAAGGAACTACTAGGTACTATGCAACAACGCATGGCTGAGATCTCAAACATAATTGAACCCCAGATGGGTACTAAAGTTGTGTTCATAGATAAAGAACCTAAGACTCCTAAGTACAAAAAGAATGGTACATACACCGCGACAACTGCCAAGCTCCTTAGTGAATATTTTGAAACGAAAGTCAGCCCAGAGGACACACACCTCGCGGGGCCAGAGTTTTGTTTCCAACGAACTACTAAGGAACAAGCTAAACTTGGATCGCAAGAAGCGGTCAAGGATTGGTTGGGAACAATCGGATGGAAACCCGATGAGTACAACAGAAAGAAAATAGGACGTGAGTGGGTAACCACTGGTCCAAAACTTACAACATCTTCTCTATCTAAACTAGGAGAGCTTGGCTTAATGGTTGACGAGTACTATGTACTACGACACAAAGCTTCTCTCATGGAAGGTTGGGTAGAAAGAGTGGAGATTTCAGATGATAAAAGACTTCATGGTAATATGTGGACTATCGGTACTCCTACCTTCAGGGTCCGTCACGAAGTTATTGCAAACCTTCCTGGCATTGAGACACCTTGGGGTAAAGAGATTCGTGGAATGCTTAAACCTGATCCAGGGACTGTCATTGTCGGTGCTGACTCAGCTGGTAATCAGCTACGTGGTCTTTGTCATTACGTTGGGAACGATGATTTCACTAATGAAGTACGTTATGGGGACCAACATCAACGCAACGCTGATGCTTTGGGATGTAGTAGGGGTATCGCCAAAGGGTATCTATATGCTTATCTTTTTGGTGCTGGTGATGCTAAGTTGGGACAAGTCCTTACAGGCAAATCCAACAGTGAAGTAGGTCGTAAATCACGAGCTGACTTTGCTAAAGGTATTAAAGGTTTGGAAGAACTTAAAAAGAAACTTCTAGGTATCTGGAATAAAACATCCAATGCACAAGGTGATGGATGGTTCCCTGCCCTTGATGGACGCCCAGTATTCTGTGGTTCAGGCCATCAAACTTTAAACTACTTACTCCAAGCTGCTGAAGGTGTAACCTGTAAGGCTGCACTAATGTGGGCATGGGATAAGATTAAAGAGGAGAAGCTACGCGCTGAACCTAGATTGTTTTACCATGATGAGATGGCATTCCAATCACACCCCGATGACGCTAAACGTGTTGGGGAAATTCTAACAGAATCATTTACTGCTGGTCCAGAACTCTTCGGAGTAACTTGTATGGATGGTGGTAGTTATGTAATCGGAGAGAGTTACGCAGATGTTCACTGATAACGCAGTAATACTAGTAGATTCCGACTCAATATACTTCCGAATGGCTTGTGTCACTAAGAAGAAAAAGGATATTAGAGTAGGAATAGATCACACTATGAGAGAAATCCAACAGAATTGTGGATCAGATAACTTTCTTGTAGCTATTAAAGGTCGGGGTAATTTTCGAAAGAAGATATACCCTGACTACAAGTCCACTCGCAAAGAGTTAGATGCAGATGTTAAGGAGGCACTAAACTATGGACATGATTACATGGTTAGTAAGTACAGTGCTGTCATGGCTGACGATATGGAAGCTGATGATCTTGTTAGCATTTGGGCTAATGAGTGTAGAGATGTTGCTCAGGATTTCACAGTGGCTGGCATTGACAAAGACCTCTTACAAATCCACGGAACGCACTACAACTTTGTCAAGAAAGAAATCACAGAGATTTCTGAAGACACTGCTAATCTTAAGCTTATGCTGCAATGTCTTACTGGTGATAGGTCTGACAACATTCCTGGAATCAAAGGAATCGGCCCTAAGAAAGCAGAGAGAATTCTATCTGGTGTACCTATGCAACGCAGGTGGAATAGGGTGCGGTCTGCTTGGAGAGCAAACAAAGCTGGAGATCCTTCAGTTGCCAAGCGTCTATTAACAATGATAACATCTTGGGAAGAATTAGATGACATTAAGAAACAAATCGAGAAGCATGAGTCGGAAAAGCAAGCGCAAGTTTATAGGGATGTTGAAGACTGACCTAGGTTGCACTGACTGTGGATACAATAAACATCCAGATGCACTAGCCTTTGATCACTTACCTAAGTACGAGAAACTACATGATGTTTCTCGTATGGTATCTCAAGACAGAGATATAGGTGCTGTGCTAGAAGAGGTATTTAAAACTGAAGTGGTGTGCCATAACTGTCACGCTATCAGAACAGCGGAGAGAAGAAATGGAACAGCTATTCCAGATCAAACCTTTATCAGCCAACAAAATGTTTGTGAGAAAGAATCGAACAACATACAAAACAGCTGACTACAAAAGGTTTCAGGAAGAGATGGCAACTATCCTCATGGGAACAACATGGTCTTATGAGGATAGGCCAGTACATTTCATTGTCTATGCAGGTCTGTCCAACAGGGCATCTGATTTAGATAATATAATTAAACCATTACTAGATACATACCAAAGTATATTTGAGGAGTTCAATGACAAAACTGTCCAAGGTATCATCTTACAAAGAGATCGAGTCAAGCGAGGAGGAGAGTACCTCTGGGTTAGAATTGCAGAAGCAAAAGAACTTGAAGTGGGATTCAAAGCACTCCAAGACTCGAAAGAAACGAAACTATAACAGAGATAAGAAAGAAGAAAGGGATTTCTTGTGAAAACAAATTGTGAAAAGTGTGGAAGCTCTGATGCTAACCACGTATACAATGACGATAACCCACGAACACACTGTTTCTCATGTGGGAACACAGTATTTAAAGAAAGTAATAAAATAATGAATTATGTAATAGGAGAAAGTGATGATGTGTTGGAAGATCTGTTTGACCCTCTACTAAAAGATATCTCTCAATATCGAAGCTACCCTATGACTTCTCGTGGAATATCTCAGGAAGTTGTAGACTATTTCGATGTTAAAATGTCTGTAGATCCGAATGGAAAACCACTAGCGCATTACTATCCTTGGACAGTCAATGGTAGCGTAGCAGCCTATCAAGAACGCAAGTTACCAAAAGACTTCCGTACCTACGGAGAATTCAAAAATGTCGAACTGTTCGGACAACGACAAGCAACATCAGGATTTACGTTGGTCATCTGTGAAGGTGCCATCGATACAATGTCAGTCGCACAAGCATACAAAGAAAAGTACGGACGTAATTATTCTGTTGTCGGTGTGCCTTCTTCTTCTTCTACCTCTTGTGCTTTGGCTCAAAGGGACTGGATAAATTCATTTAAAACTGTCGTAATTATGATGGATCAAGATGAAGCTGGTAAGAAGATGGCTGACTTCCTAGGTAAGATGATAAAACCAGGAAAAGCTAAAGTCGCAAAGCTACCAGAGAATGACGCTAACGAAACATTAATGAAGCATAGTTGGAAAACTCTAATAGAATGCATATGGAATGCACAGAGTTGGAACCCATCAGGTATCGTGACTGGTCAACCAATATGGGATCAGTTTATACAACGTAAGAATGTAGAATGTGTTCCTTACCCTGATTGTCTCAGTGGTTTGAACAAGAAACTAAAGGGGATTAGGCATGGTGAGATTACTCTATTCACTTCTGGAACTGGTAGTGGTAAATCTACTGTTATCAAAGAGATTATCTTGGATCTTCTATCAAAAACCGATGATAGGATTGGGCTTATCAGTTTGGAGGAGAGCGTTGGAGATACGGCAGAGAAGTTTATCGGTATGGCCCTCAAGAAACCTCTTAATGAGGATACACAGCCATCAGAAGACGAGCTTAGACAGGGTTTTGATGAAGTATTTGGAGATGAAAGACTCGTCCTCTTAGATCATCAAGGTTCTGTAGGTGATGATAGCCTAGTGGATAAGATAGAATACATGGCTCTCATGGGTTGTAAATATCTTGTACTAGATCACATTACTATTGCTGTATCAGAAGGCAGCGATGGACTAACAGGCAATGAAGCTATTGATAAGTTCATGTCGGACTTACTAAAGATAGTTAAACGTCACAACATCTGGCTAGGTTTGATATCACACTTGCGTAAAGCACAGGGTGGTAAAGCCTTCGAAGATGGTAACATCGCATCTATTGATGACATCAAAGGTTCTGGTTCTATTAAACAGATATCTTTTGATATCATAGCATTCTCTAGAAACCTAGTAGCAGAAGATGATTATGAACGTAACACAGTTACATTCAGAGTCCTCAAGTCTAGGTTTACAGGTCAAACTGGGGATGCTGGATGTGCAACTTACGACACTAACACTACCCGACTCTTAGCTAAAGAGGAAGGTTTTGATTACGTAAATACATAGGAGAATAAATGTCAGCACTCCAAGAGATAGTTGACTACCTTGTTACAAGAGTAGATGGGGTAAGTCCAGCAAGACGAAGACCTCACTTAGCTGGTCTTCTCTTGCGGCTATCCATAAACTATAGTGAACGTATGGAAGATTATGTTCTTAAAAGCATCTCAATATTACAGATGCAATTTACAAAAGATACTAGCTCTAGTCCAGCAGGGACTACAACATTGACCAATGCTTCTACTAAGATAGGTCAGAGTGTTGGACGAGAGTTAGATCGGGAACCCCTACCTTGGGGTTCTCAAGTATCAATCGGTGATCTATTTATAGAAGCACTGTACAACTTAAACTTCATTGAGTTGTCATATGCCAAGACTAGGAACAGTTGTCACGTTGTGTCAGCTGCCCCTCGTTGGTTTGAGCTGGGAACTATACCACCTAAAGGTGCAAGCTTCCCTCTTGCTGCAACCACAACTGATAGACCTATAGACATAACTAAAATGTTTCAAAAGATAAATGGTGTAGATAGGCCAGTCATCAAAGGTAGGATTGAAAGTGATCCTATAAACAAGTATGCACCTTGGGTTATAGCACTGAATAAACTACAGCAAACTGAATGGGTGATTAATAAACCAGTGTATCAAGCAATGGTTGACAACAGGGATGTGTTTGTCTCTGAAGATCCCATAGAAGACAACGATGCCAAGGAGCTTAAACGTAGAAGCAAGATGGTAGAGTGGGCATTCATATCAGAGAAAGCTCGTAAGCTCTCAGAGCTAGAAGGATTCTATCAGTATCTTGATGTTGATTACAGAGGTAGGTTCTATTACTGCGAAAGCTTTATGAACTACCAAGGGTCTGACTTGGCTAGGGGTTTGT